AAGAAGCTTGCACGAGTGAATCGAAAGGGTTTTGCAGGTGATTATTCAGGATGGGATGGAAACATTTCGCCCGAGTTTATGATGGCCGTGTGCAATATCATGAATCAATGGTACAACGACACAGAAGAAGACCAAAGAGTTCGAAAGGTGCTTTTTGAAGAGCTTGTACATACTGTGCAGATTTGTATAGATCATGTTTATGTAACACATGTGGGAAATCCCTCAGGAAATCCTATTACATCTATTTTGAATACTATTGTAAATGGAATGATGTTGCGATATTGCTGGATGAAATTGGCACCGCCAAATTTGAGATCTTGTGTGTATTATGAACAACATGTGGCGGATGCAATTACGGAGATGACAACATTCTTGCTGTCACGCCAACAGGGTTGGAGTTTTTTAATCCCAAGGAATTGACACAGGAGTTGAGAAAACTGCATATGGAATATACGAATGCAGCAAAGACTGGTGAAGCAGAGTTAGTGGATGTGAAGGATTTGACGTTTTTGAAACGAGGGTTTCGAAAGAGTGGAATGTTTTGGCTCCCACTGATGGATAAAAATACCATTTTTGAAATGCCAAATTGGGTTCGAAAGTCGAAAGAAGTGACACCTAATGCGATGTGTATTGACAACTGTAATGAGGCACTGAGGTTCCTCTTTTTCTATGGAAAAGAAGAGTTTCAGAAGTTTTATGACACTTTGGAGAACGCGTTGCCAAACCGATTGAAAGGAAATTTGCATCCTTATAGATTTTTTCAAGATTGGTTTTGGGGTGAAGTGTGCCCAAAGGAAGATCGGAGTAGTATTGCGGAAAGACAGTCAGCAACGAATACCGAGAACAATATGGGTATCATTCATACCTCACAGCGTGAGGGGTCAATTGCGGACGGGAAAAATACAACAGTACCGCGCAATTTGGCCATTTCTGCAATCAATGAGTGTGAGTGGAGTTTAGCCGATATGACACATAGGTCCAACTTATATGCACCACCAATTCTTTGGACTACTGCACAAGCAATAGGGACAACTTTGCTTAAGACGCAGGCACCATTGGACATGGTTACTGGATTCTTTCAGAATGCGCCTTTTGAGAGGTTTACCTATTGGAATGGTACAATGAAGATCATGTTACATGTTAATGGGACCCGTTTTCATGCTGGAAGGCTGATTGCGAGTTTCATTCCATTTTCAAATGCAGATAATGTAACATT